CTCCAGAAGAAGATAGAGGAGAAGATATTCCTGAAGAAGAAATACCTGATGAACTACAAGATGATGATATTGAAATAATCAATAATGAAGATGACATTGATGAATTAGTTAAAGCTGAATCAGATATAAATACTACACCAACAGATGGTATGGTTGATGAAGCAAAAAAAGGCATTGAATGGAGAAAAGAATTTAATAGAGGTGGCACTAGAGTTGGTGCAGTTAGAGCAAGTCAAATTGTAAATAAACAAAAATTATCGCCAAGCACAGTTAGAAGAATGTTTAGTTTTTTTAGTCGTCACGAAGTTGATAAACAAGCAGAGGGTTTTAGACCTGGAGAAAAAGGATATCCATCTAATGGTAGAATAGCATGGGCATTATGGGGTGGAGATGCAGGTTTTAGTTGGTCAACAAAAGTTAGAAATCAATTAGATAAAGAAAGAGATAAATTTTATGAAGCAGTATCTGAATTAAAAGAAGATTTTATTGAAGATGAAAAACAATTAACTGCTGGTGTTAAAAAAGGATTACAAAATAAAGTAGATAAACACAATGAAAAATATGGAGATAAAAAAGGTAAGAGAGTAAATTTAAGAATGTTAGGTGCTGTATTTAGAAGAGGTATAGGTGCTTATAGAACTAATCCTCAAAGTGTAAGACCTAGTGTTAGATCAGAAGAACAATGGGCATATGCTAGAGTGAATGCTTTTTTATTTGCAGTTAGAACAGGTGGATATAGAGGGGGAAAACAATTTGATAGGGATTTATTACCATCAGGACACCCATTAAAAACATGAGCATAGAATCAAGATTATTTATAGAAAAAAATCCAAAAACTGATGAATATCAAGTAAAGATAGTTGTAGGATTATTTAATGATAAGCAAGACGCATTAAACCATGCTTCTTATATCGCTATAACTAAAAGCATAGATTTCAGTACTGAACAACTTTATGAAAGTATGTTAGATATTGAAGAATTAATTAGACCAATAAATACAACATTACATTAGGAGGATTACAATGATAGTAAAATTATTATCAGGACATTATACAGCAACAGTAGGAAGCAGTTCAGCAACAAGTGGTGCTATAACTTTACCAACAAACAAAGTTTTAATTACTTGTACAGTCGCAACTTTTATAAGTATTAATGCGGCAACAGGAACTGCGGCAACTTCAAGTGATGCTATATTAATGCCAAATACAAATTACTATTTAACTGTACCAAATGGATATTTCTTTTCACATTTAAGAGTAGGTGGAAGTGATGGAAAAATATCTGTTATACCAGTTGAATTAGGTGGAACAGTTTAATAAATGTTTTTTAACTCTAAACAATTAAAATTATTTAAAGGAGTCAAAGAAAGAGTTTGGCACCAACAAAATAATTTAAGAACACCATTTGAAAAACAATGGAGAAACGCATTAAAAAATTGGTTTAACCAATTAGCTTCTGGTGTTAAAGAAGCATATAGAATGCGAAGTCAAATCATGCTTGATTTTGAGATGCGGAAACAAGCAGAAACATTGAAATTAATTTTTAGAGTACAATATACAATGATAGGAAACGCATTTAAAGATTATGCTTTAGGTAGATTATTTTTATCAAAAGCATTTGATCAAGATTTTGATAAAGCATTAGCAGAATTTATAGATGAAAATACTGCTGTGTGGGTAACTGAGATTGATGAAACTACAAGAAAAAGAATGGCTAAAGTTATTTCTAATTCTTATAATGATGGTTTATCTACAGAAGAAACAGGAACTGCTTTACGAAATATGATTTTAGGTATGGGTGTATATAGAGCAAACCTAATTTCTAGAACTGAATCTCATAGAGTTGCATCTTTTGCTAATGAACAAGTTGCAGTCAATATGAACATTTCAGGTACACAGAAAGAATGGGTAGCTATTCAAGATGCTCGTACTAGATTAACACATTCTATTGCTTCAGGACAAACAGTTCCTCTTGAAACGAACTTTGTCGTAGGTGGCGATAGATTAAAATATCCTGGAGATCCGAAAGGTTCCCCAGCAGAAACAATTAACTGCAGATGTGCTGTAATTTACAGAACACCTGACTTTCAATAAAGGAGAATAACATGGAATATGTAATAGGAATTATAATTGGTATTGCGCTATGTAGAACTAATGATAAGTACAAATGGTTTACAAACTGCTGTAATAAAATTATGAAAATGAAAAAAGGGAAATAATGCCTTTAGTAAAACCAAAAGATAAAGAAAAAAGAGAGGATTTCATATCAAGATGTATGCGTGATGAAACAAGCACCAACGAATATCCCAATCCAGATCAAAGACTTGCTGTATGTAGTTCTCTTTATAAAAAAAATAATAAGGAGGAATATTCAATGAGTGATATTGAAAAGATGGGGGAAGCTATAAAAAATTTGACTGATGTTATATCTTCAAAAGAAAAAATTGGAGATAGTTCAACTGCTAAACCAAAGAAACCAGAATCAGAAGCATTTATAGGAACAAGTTCTATGGACGAAGATGATATGGAAAAAGAAGCTAGATCAGAAGATATTTTTGATAACCAAAATGATGCTAGTGAAAGAGCAAAAGTAATAGGTTGTGTAGGAACACATACACACATGGCTGATGGTAAAAGAGTTTTTATGCCTTGTGGTTCACATAGTGCTTATGAGGAAACTATTAGCAAAGGTTATGGTAACAGAGATGATGATGATAAAGATCACTATAACGAAGATGAAGAAGATGATAAATATTACAATGGTAAAAAACCAAAGAAAAGAAAAAAACCTATGAAAAGTGTTTGCGTATGTGACGAAACAGGAAGTTGTCAATGCGATTCAGAAATTAAAAAATTAGTATTTGAATCAGAAGTAAAATCAGATGCTAAAGGAATATTTACTGGTTATGGTTCTATATTTGGTAATGAAGATCAAGGAAACGACATTGTTAAAAAAGGTGCGTTTGCTAAATCATTAACTCAAAGACCACCAAGTAAAGTCAAAATGTTATATCAACATAAAACAGATGAGCCTATCGGAGTGTTCACAGATATTTATGAAGATAATAAAGGTTTATTTGTAAAAGGACAACTGGCTATGGGTACTCAAAAAGGTCGTGAAGCATACGAACTTTTAAAAATGGGTGCATTAGATGGTATGTCAATAGGATTTAAAGCTGACCCTGACAAACAAGCATACAACGAAAATAAGAGAGGAGTAAGAACTCTTAAAGAAGTTGATCTTATGGAAATATCATTAGTGACTTTCCCTATGAATGAAAGTGCATTAATAGAAACTGTCAAAGGTAATGCTAAAAATATTCGAGAGTGGGAAAAAATCTTGCGAGATGCAGGAGGACTTT